GATCCAAAGAAAGATACAGATGCTCTCAAAATATAAAACGGGCACAATAATACAATACGATCCGTGGGGTTTTGAATGGCAGATCCTGCTTCCGTTTCAATGCCCGGTTGTTTTTGGTTGTCTGCTACTGATATAATTATCTATGCGTAATGCCCTCAGAGCTCCCCAGTGCGTTGTATCTGTTGTCAAGAGCAAATGATTCGCCAGAGAATGCGTCCAGATTGTTGAGTCGAATTGAGAACTACTCCCTGCTGAAATGCTGGATATTTTTTTATCAAGCGAATCCAGTCTATGTGCCCGCGCCGCTGTCCATATCGTTGAATCAAATTTGTTGTTTGGAGCGGTATAAGTAAATGTTGCCATACGAGTTGTTATAGCAGCATTGAGTGAGTCGAGCGCATGAATGCGAGTTGTGGTCAGATCGGTGTTAAGTACCATCGTCGTCGGCGCTGTAATTGTCTGTGCTACTGCCGGGCGGGAACAGGCCGATATTTTTTGATCGAGACTGTCCAGATATCCGCTTCGCTGCGTGGTATAATACAAACTGCTCGGCATGTGCAATAAACTGTCCAGTCTCCCGGCCTGTGCTGCTGAAACGGTATTATTTGGCGCGGTATATCCGGTTGTAGCGAGCCGCGTAGTGATCTTGGCGTCGATGCTGTCCGCTTTAGACATCCTGCTGCGCGTCAATAGTGTCGTATCCGGCAGTTTTAGCATAAGGCCGTAATTTGTATTGACCAATGAGCTGCATGCCGTGCCGCTGGCCGCCGTAAATAGCGGGCTTGGTATCGTGTGGATAAAAACCGGATCGGGAATGTGATTGCCGGTATCGGTAAAAATAAAATCGCATTCGTCGCAGTTTGTTTCGGTTTGTAAAGTGGTGTAATGAAAACCGATTACGCCGCCGCCTGCGATGCTGTCCCTGGAAGCCGCAAATGTACCGTGTAACCGTAATCCCTGTGCGCCGTCTTTGATAACGTATCCGGCGAGCTTGTTACTGTCGTTGCCAACCCAGTAACGGTATCCGGCAAGAGTATCGCGCACGACGATAGGGATAACCTGCGAGGCGACATTTTTATTGTATTCCGCCCACATGCCGGTTACACATAAAAGCACAATAAGCGCAGATATTAATTTTTTCATAGATTAGTTCCTTCCGAAGCCGAAATAAAAAGGTTTGGCGGTATTGTGACGGGCGGTCGATGGTACATAATAATATTCTAAAAAATAGCCGTTGGCATTGGTATTATACGGGATTACAAAAACAGTCGCATTTCTGTATCCGAAAGTGGCAGATGCGTTGGTTTTTATGAAACCCGCAGCCCAATTTACCGTGGATATGGCATAATCGCCATTAAATACCATCCAATATTTTGTATTTGCGGTCAAAGAATACTGTGTTGAAAATATAAAATCCTGTTCCGCCCCGGTTGTTAGTAATGTGCTGAACCCTGCCGGATTTACATTATCGGACTGGACTAAAATCGCTGATTCATTGGGTTTGTTAGAGTTATCGGCGTGTATTTCAATCCAAACATTGCCGGATGGTGCCCCAGCTTTAGCTACTCGCAAAGTGATCTTGCCTAAAATGCCAGTGACGGATGGTGTAAACGAGGTTGCCTGCCATAGGACTCCTGTGGTAGGGCGCACTTGCAGGTAAAAAGATGCATCATATAAAGTATACGATTGGTCTAAAACATATGTCACCGCCCACAAAGCAGTGATGTATAAAAGAACGGTTAAAAATGTTATTATTTTTTTCATTTCGATGCCGCCGTTGACAAATTCGCTGTTGTCAACTTAGTAAATTTTACATTATAGCCCTTGCCCAAAAAACTATATGCCTCAGGCAAGACCAAAAAGCACAGGGAATCAATCGAGTATACGGTAAGATAAAATGTTTTCGCGGCAATGGTATATGACATTACCCACATTTTTATATCAGCTACACCCGTATCCTTGCCTGTACCGTCCTTCGGAACCAAGCCAATTGTCGGCGGATTGGTTGTCGATATTGACTGCATCTTATCCGCCCGGTCGACAGTGCCGGAATAGGCCGTCTGTATCCATTTACCAAGATCAACGATGCTGAGACGGTCTTGCCCGAAAGCCAGCGAAGCCAGAACAAAAATGATAAATAGTTTTTTCATAAATTTGGTTTAAACGTCCTCTTTTTGCTTTCCGGTTCCTTGCTCAATTCCGCCGGGCACATGGCAAAACGGCACGTAGCGAACGGCGCCACCACTTTAAGACTGCATGTCCCATCTTCCTTATTGCGCGCGGAACAATGCTCCAATTTGTTAAGGATACAAAGCCTGCTTCCGTTGCTCACAAAAAATCCTATTTGCTGAATAAAATAATATCTGAATTTCCCGTACCGTCTCGGGAATCGATGTGAATCCAATCTACATTCAATTCAACGGCTGTTATCAACGGCCAGCGCGCGCGATTACTTAATATAATTCCTCGCACATAGTTTGCTGTTTCTCCCATAACATCGAAATCAATCGCGCGGCCGAATGAATGCTGACTATTCGGAGTATACTGTTGACAATTTTGAGTCCGCAGGCCGCGATACATATAACTTCCACCGGCTGCCCAGTTGTTAATTACAACCGGCACGGCAAAATATTCACGGATTGCGTCAATGCTCATTAAGATCCTTTCATCCATAGCTAAAAGAGCGTTGCCGCCATAATCATCAAGCCATGATTTTGGAAGCACTTCTTCGGGATGAAAATGAAGCATTTGGTACATTACGCACCCGCCTTTTTGTCAATGTATTTTTTATATATTGACGGATAATGATTTTCTGCCAACAAAAAAAAATCATAACACGGCTCCGGGCAATAATAACCATTCCCGACATGCCGATACTGAAAGCCCGGCAGAAGCGGAACCGGGTCAAATTTTAAAAATACTCGCGTAGTATTGAGCGGCAGATGATTGTATGCGTCGCGTCCGGACTGCGTATAAAGCATGGGCGAGGCAAAATTAATATTTGATATGTCCCTTTTGGCTTTTAAAACCGGATCGCTGGCAAGCTGTTCCGCAATAAGCGTGGCAACAGCGGCGCCCATACTGTGTCCGGTACAAATCACATCTCGTTCTTGTTCCTGCAAAAAAAACAGGTGTATCCAATCCTTAAAAAAATCAAATATCTGATAGAACCCGTCGTGGCAACCGCCGTGCTGTGCCAGAGGCGCGGCTTTAAAGTCTTCAATCCAGTTTTCCAAATCTTCCGAGCCCCGAATGGAAACGATCACGCGCTTATCGTAAACAGCGATAAAGCCATAATAATCCTTGTTTTTATGCTCATCAAAATGAATTAACGGCGCTGGTAAACGATCGGCCAAGCCCGGCGTGTTGTCCCCTGCGGCTACGGCAAAACGGAAGATATCCTGGATTGCATTCACGGCTGTTGCTCCGTTTGTTTCTGTTGTTCAAACGACATGGCTTTTGCGCGCGCTTTCATCCTGACAATTTCAGCCGCGCTTAGTTTTTCGTAATTACAGAGCAGTAAAAAATTTACATTTTCCACCAGCAACGATACCTGTTCCTTATTTACAGCCCGTACATGATTATCCATAGCAGGCGAGGCCATGACCGTGGCGATAATATGACTTTCATCCTGCGCCTTGACAAATTCAAATGAATGCAAAACCAAATCCGCACCGATAATTATAATAATCCCTATGGCAATCTGCCAGAGTTTGCTATCTGTCCAGCGCGTCAATGGGTGCAGTTGCGGCATGTTTACTCTTTTTTTACTAAATAAAAATTGCTTGTGTTATTTCGTGTAATAACAACGGCTCTGAAATTGCAATTGCGCCAAATACATTAGCGTCCAACACCTGTTTTATAAAGTTTGCTCCGTAGTCTACCGATTTGTAAACAGGCCCTCCATAAAAACCGCAAAATTGAATAGTACCGTCATCGTTCATTGTTACATCGTAAGGAGTACCCAACGGGCCGGTATCAAAAGTAACGGCAAAACTGGTGACACCATAATTAATCGAAAACACCCCCCAAGCAATATTAGGGGCTGAATATCCAATTGCCGTTTGATATTGTCCGCTGTCAGACATTTTAACGCCAAGCCAAGCATCCGCAATAGTGCTGAATATTCCAAACGTAGCGCCTGAATCCTGAGAAGAATAACACTGTCCGGGGCCGGCGCCGCAAATGGTAATATATACTCCATCGTTTGATATTGCTACATCAGCGGGATTTGGCCCGGAGGGTGTTCCAAGACTTGCCCAGGTTGCGCCGGAATCATCTGAGCGCCATAAACCGCCGCCTGTATATGCGCAGACAACAATTTTAGTACCGTCCGCCGATATGTCTACGCCATGCCAGTCTGCAACACCGGCAACGCCAGGCGGGGAAGCGCCAAGACAGGGCGTCCAGGTTGCGCCCGAATCTGTTGACACATATACATATCCACCGTAAACAATAGCAACCTGGATAACTCCATTAGCAGACATTTTGTTTCTAAACCAGTTACGGGCAATATCCCTCGAAGTCCATAAGCCGCCGGATTTTGTCCAGATATGCCCACCAAAAGCGCAGGCAGTAATTTTAGATCCGTCTTTTGATATGTCAATGCCGTAAAGGGTTTCACCCGAAGCGGCTGTCTCATAGCCCCAGGATAAACCCAAATCAGGAGATGTCCCGACATCGCCTGTCGTAGTATCAACACCTACAATTAGTTGAGACATAAATTATCCGGTATAATTCAAAATTAAACTGGCTTTGGTTATTGTTGATGCGACCGTAATATCAATCAAGAGAAAATCTCCCGCATTAAGCGTCGCCGTACTCCAATCCAAAACATTGCCGGTATTCGCAAGCTGTGAACTCAGATAAGGTTTTGTTCCGGCACCAACCATGCTCACGGCAACCGGAAAATTTACATAGCTATTTTTTAAAACATCAATGGTCATGGAATCGGAAATGTCGGCAAGTAACGTCCAACCGATTATAGAAATTAATCTTGGAATTTGCAAGTAAGGTTTGTTGCCTGTCGTTATGGCTGCACCACCTCCATCAATCAAAAAATTAATATTAAACGTAACACTTAAAATGCCCGATGGGCCGGTAGGCCCTACCGGCCCCGTTGCTCCTATAGCGCCATTTTGCCCGTCTTTGCCGTCTATTCCGTCTTTGCCGTCTATCCCGTCTTTGCCATTTGTTCCGTTTGTACCGTCTTTTCCGTCTTTTCCAGGTACGCCCGGATTATTTAAAACTGCATCATACAAATCGGATTGGTATCTTTTCCATTCGTGAGAATTCGGATCATTAGATTTTAATGGTGGTGGAGCAAGTTTTGAAGTATTAACCATAGCTATTCCTTTTCGATCTCAATATCTCCCCGACATCCGATTACCACCCACTTAACAGGATCGGAAACCGTCAACCTGAATATTCTGTCTCTGGAATATCCTAATCTATGCCAATGCAGACGGGCTCGGTAATCTCCTTTTTTTCCAGGACTGCTCCAATATTCATTTGACCATTTATATCCACCGTCATCAGACCATTGCAAACAAGCCTTCGGATTTGAACCTTGTCCACTTGTTAGACCTATCCCCCGCTGTAAATCAATTTCAAATTCATGGAAAAACAAACGTTGCCGATCAGAATGGATATGTCCGCCGGTACGTTTGCGGATTATGGGATTGCCATTATCGGTATAAACATTTAGATCAAGCTGATGAATAGAACCGTTTTGATAATCACCGATATAATTTTTATTATTCCAAAATACACAGCATATTCCAGGCCATGCATCATTGGTGCCCGTTGATTTATTCCACCTGCCCCGTTCATGCCATAAACCGGTAGATGTATCGTAGCAATATGTTTGATTCCCATTAGGAAACGTTAGCACGTAAAACGCATGGCCTTCTTGTTGATAACACATTCCAATGGCGTCATCGGTTATGGTCATTTGACTTAATAGATATTCTAGGCTGTGAGTGCTTATTTGTCCAGGAGTATAGCCGGTGCCGGAGTAAATTGTATTGTTTCCCTCAAGATTACTTCCCAGCCAGAATATTGTATTGCTTATCGTTGCGACGGAAGCAATAGAAGCAAGACCGATATTTAAAAAAGTATTATTTACACGGCTAAAAATATCGTATGCGTCCGTACCTGTTGGCGGATGATTATACCAAATTTCAATACTTTTGCTGCCAAATAACCAAATCTCATTGTTTATTGTCCCGATAGCGAGAATAGGATCAGCCGATCCTTCGGCGGCATAAAACCAGGTGCCGTCCCAGATTAAACCGTTTTGATATTTGGAAAACCAAAAATTGGATGTATTAACTTCATTCTGTATAAAAAAACCATTTATACATATTACCGAATTACCAAGCGGATATGCCGGATCGGATATTGTTACAAAAGTTTCCGCCGCAGCCATTATATTGCCGGAATTATCAAGCACCTCTTGAAAATTATAAATGTATCCGGCATTCCCATCGCAAAGCATTAACTGAAAATTGTTTTCAGCTATGGAAACATAACCGCTATCAGTATTAAGAGTACCAAGTACAATATAAGATTTATCTGGTTTTATTTCATAAAACTTATTACCGATAATGGCAAACAATCGCCCAAGGGCAGAAGCGTATAATCTGCGGCAAACGCCATAACCTGGAATTTTTGTAAATTCAACGGTTCCCGGCGTACCAATCAAAATCATATTACTTTTTGAATCAGGATTAGTAATATAATTAGCTTTGGTTACTTGTGAAGCGCCGGTTATTTCGGGATATAAATTAACACATTCCGCGCCGTCAACTGAAACAGAGCGCCCTTTACTCATGCCGCCACAAAATGAGATTTCCATAATCACAAACCTGCATAAATATTAAAAATATGCGACGGATTGCTTCTTAAACTCGCGTCAGTTCCCGCCAATACAACCTCAGTATTAATCCGTTTAATATTTGCTTTTGCCTCTATCATTTGCGTCTGAAATTTTGCCGGATTAAGGCCGAATTCGGAAGCATAATAGTACGCTAGTCCATGCGCCAAAGCCTGCCGGTATCCTTGTGGCAATACAATAGGATCGCTTAAATTTACAAACGCTCCTATTAAACCCCACTGACTAATGCCCGCGCTCATCGATTTATTAGGCACGGGCCAAAATGATAATGTTCCATTTGGAAATGGCCCAGGCAAGTAACGCGCAAAAGTAGGATATGTTGTCGCAAGTGTTTTGAGGCGTATTTCCTCATATTTATCGTTTGGAATAAGTTCAACATTATAATCAACAAGATTTCCCGAAACGGCATCGCGGACAAAACACGTTTCTATTTTAAGTGGTCTGGCAGTGTCCCAGTCCGCGCCCGGCCCTATTGTATAATCCCCTATGCCACCTGTGATATTAAAAATTTCGTTTTTCATGGCGTAAAGCATAAGTTTTTCAGTCTGCCACGCATCCATCATTTCATTAAGTACAAATAACGCATCAGCGGTTTCTTGAGCGTCCGGTGTTTCATTTGTTGCCGTTATGCCAAGCAACCGCAACGCGCGTTTAATAATATCTAATACAGTAATAACGAAAATACTTGTACTGGATATTGCCGCGATTCCCGTAATAGTTATTGTCAACCCGTCCGTGGGAACATTCCACGAAACGGAAGAAAAATTAAATCCGGCTTTAACCGGTCTTAATGTATATAATGCGCTAGAAACATCAAGCACGGTTTGACCATTAGCATCTGTTTGACAAGATGCTACAAGCCCGCCTGATTGATTATAAATAGATATAGCAACATTAGGTATAGCAATCGTCGATCCAATTTGCGTAATAACGGTAATCGTATTTGCTCCACCAGCCCCCGCGCCCCAAGCCCCCGCGCCGTGACTACTGATTAATTGTGCGTCAATCTGGGCAACCGTGGGCGCCGTAACGGACTGAAAATCCTGTGAATCTATTTGATAATTTCCTCCCGAACAAGTAATTCGGCATCTAATCTGATCCCCGTTAGATTCGGCGGCAAGATATGAATACATAAAATCTTTATCGTTAATATGAGAAAATGTTCCAGTCCCAGCATGAGCAATACCGTCTATGATCATTATCGCTGAACAATTAGCGGAAATATCCGAAGTTATATATGCTTCCGCATCGTTGTCGTATATTGTAAAATAAATTTTTCCTGCCGCATTTTTAACCATATTACACCATTGCCGGTAAAGGTTCGAGTTTTAAAACCGTTTCTTTCAGATATTGCCAATAATTTCCGCGATAATATTTTCCGCTTTCGGAATAATGATTAAAAGTTATATCAGGATAAATCCATATTTCCCCGCCGATTTCCGTCCATAAACGACAAAAACCGTAATCTTCTCCCTGATAAATACCGTTATGAACACCAACAGGAAAAAAATCCCAACACCCTAATTTACTCGTACCATCAAATGCTTTGTCCTCAAATTCACGTTCAGGGTATGCTTTACACATTTTTGTCAGACAATCGCGCGTGATTTTTAAAAATCCTCCCGCTACCTTTTCCGCACGCACACAACCGTCTTCACGGATTTGCATTTGTTCGTCTTTGTCTTTGTCTTTGTATGGTAATACGGGAAAAAAAACGGTATCGGTTTTTAGCCGATATGCGCCGGAAATAACATCGCCTTCGGTGTTTATCATTGCCAGCATGTCTTCCACGCCCCAACTCAAATCATCGTCAAGCATAAATAAAATATCTGCTTGTGTCGAAAGAAAATCACGAATAATTGTCGCTCGCACAAGCGGAATAAGCGAATGCCCCTTAAAAGTACGATAGGCAACTAGATGACCGGAATTCGCAACGGCTTTTGTCCCGCGTTCAAAACTTTCCTTAAATGCAGGATAAATAATGCCGCGATAACTCGGAATACAAAACAAAATCTTACTCATATCTTACCCGCGCCGCCATAGTTTCAAATTCAACATCATAATCAAATTTTTTAACTACTGAAATATCATTAGTACCGGAATTATCGATGATTTTTGTTAATGATTTTTCAAGGTTTTTAAGCTTGTTGTCTATCGCAATCAAATTTTCAGGAGTTGCTTGCCAAACAGGTTTGGCCTGCGGTTGTGCCAGCAAATATTCGTGATAATTTCCTTTCCATCCTTTTGTTCCCCAGTGCGTCAAAGTACAGCGTGGTTCAATAAATAATTTTATTCCTGCATCTATGCATCTTTGATTAAAAGAAATGTCCTCGCCTAATTTTTTATGATTTTTTAACATACGGCCAAAAAAATCATAAGTTTTTTCTTCGGTGTAAGGAGAATAATAAAAATTATCCGGATAAAGGTTAATTAATTTCTCAAAAACAGACCGCTTAATTTTCATAAATCCTGTAGGGATTCGCGTAGCGGAAATAAGCCCTTTATCCGTAACTATGGGCGGGCCTGCATGCGTATCGGTTGTTTTATAATTAATATTATCAGTTTTAATGGTGCAGGGATAATCAACGTCATCGGACTTAAAGCGGAATGTCGCACCGACGATTTCTTCGTCTGCTAAAATTAAATTAATCAAAGATGTAATATCCCACTGCAAATCAGAATCAATAAAAATTAAATGTGTAAAATCAGACGAAAGAAACAAACGGGCCAGGGTATTCCGAGCGTCTTCTATATAGGCATTACCACAGACAGTCAAATATTCCGTTTGAATGCCGACAGTCTGCATAATCATTACCGAAGACGCAAGCGAAGAAATATAGGGAGCAAAACCATGAAAGTCATAAAATGGAGTTGCAATCATTATTTTCAATTTGTTTTCTTTTGCAAATTCCTTAATATCCATTTTGTTCCTTTCAAGAATATAGACTAGGGCGCAATTACTTGCGCCCCTTTAAAAAGTTACGCGGTAATTCCAATCCCACCAGCAGCCGTTGAAAGAACTGCCAGAATTGAGGAAATTGCAGCGCAAGCGTCGGTTCCGGATGTCGTGCCGGTAAACGTAATTGCCGCAGCCTGTGAAACGGGTGTACCGCCATAAAGAGTGATCTTATCGGTTGTGGCGTTGCCAATGGACACTCCATCGGGTTGCCGGGCACCAATAAGTTCAACAAAATTTGTTCCAGACGTGTTAGTGATAGCCATAATCATTTTCCTTTTTTGTTGTTAACTGTTATAAAAATTAAAACATCAGAAGGCCGTCCCTGGCCTAGATTAAAGTTATGCTGCTGCGCCCCAGACTTTGCAAGCCCATTCAGGCCGCAGTTTGCAAATTCCGAAATAAATATCGCATCTGGAAAGCATCCTGGCGTTTAAAATGTCATAACCGCGCAAAAAACGTATAGAAATTCCGTCGCTTGACGCGCGCGCCGCCATATCCAAACCGCGAGGCAGTTCAAGATCCACCGTGGCCAATGCAAAAGATTTCTCATGCATTACAATATCTACCGGCATAGTCGAACTGGCCGGGCCGGAAGGATAACCATTGGCAATCGTAATATTGTAAAGCGCGCGACTAGTTGTGCCAAACGCCGTACAGTTCTGCATCGGGCCGCTGGTATAAATTGCAGGGGCCACATAGAGCGTTACGTTGCCATTTGCGGCACTCGTTACCGCCGAAGTGCAAACAAACTGTTTAAGCGTGGCGTACTGTTGCTTACTCTCTGGATTGACATCATAGATACCTGAGACAGAAAAAGTGTCGCCCACCGTATAAGTCAACGAATTTCCTGCGCCGGTTACGACAATACTCGTTGCGCCCAAGGCCGGAGCAGCCGAAGTGATCGGCGAAGTATCCGTTCGCGTGCCGTTGACATGAGAGGAAAGCAATTGTGACATATACCATTTAGCACCGAGCGCCCGCGACATCTGACCTTCCTCATACTGCCCAGAAATAGCATTCTGCGGATTGTAAAGACCAGATAAACCGCTAACGACGCTGGCTTCAGTTGTCGGACTGATAATGGCGCAGATCCCGTCGTCCATAGGAGCAAGATTTTCCTTAACGCGTTTGATAGCATTAAGAAACGTTGTCGGTTTGGAGTTTGAACCCGGCGTATAATACGTGGTGCTGATTTCTCCAACAGCATTATACGTATTGTTCACAATGTATGCGCCGGCAACATAATCAAGTTCCGCTGCAAGACGTTTCGCGGCCGGTTCAATGTAGCGTTGGCTAAAATCGTCAATGGTCAAAGTTAGCGCGCTGTCATCAAAATTCATATCGATTCCGCGCACGGTATCAATCGTCAGCGTTTCATACGCTTCGGTAATGTCCTGCTGGGCCATCGGCCAGCTAGAACGCACATTGTAAACGTTAGGTTTACGAATGCGCAGGTTAGGGCCGATTTTATTACCGGAAAGCGATACCCCGCTATTAGCGAATTTTGATTCATATTGTCTGTCCATGTTTTTGCAGATTACGATATTAGAGTGGAGTATGTCAAGAAACTCCCTCGTAATCTCTGTAGGAGTTAGTAAAGAATTAGCCATAATTTATTCCTTTTTGATTAAGATCGGTTTTTCTTGCGCTCTGCATGTCGCAGTTTACGCCATTCATCATCGTTCAGTCTATCCCGGTCAACGGTGTTTTTCCCTCGGTTCCCGGCAACAGGTTTTACAGGCTCAGGCGCCCCGCTCGGCTTTATAGCCGGTCTTTTTACGGGAGCAACAATTTTTGCCTCAAGCCGTCCAATTTCCAAAACCGCCTGCACAGGCGGAAGATCAACTAACTCCTCGGCAATATCAGGATTTTGTGCTAGATAATACCGGATAGCGGGGCCTGAGGGGCTGGCCTTTATTGCCGCTATAATACTTTCAGAAACTGGAACATCAGTCGCGCCCTGTACGACTTCTTCATAATCGGGCGTTATTGATTTAAACTCAGTTTCGCGCGTTTCAAAAACAGTCATCTCTTTAACTTGTTCCGTCTGAACCTTCATTTTCTGTTCTATATCGTTCATACGCTGATTGGTCTTGTACTCAATCACCGCATCAATATATCCCGCGTCGTCTGCATAATTAGAGCGTATGGGTTTTTCTAAAGATTGAGGCTGTTCCGGATTTTGCCCGCGTTCGGCCATAGCCGCACGGTACGCTTCAATTTCTTCCTGTTGTCGAGCTACGATTGATTTTAGCCGGTTCCCCTCGCCGAGAACTTTATCCCAGCGCCGCTCTTGATGATTTTTTTTTGGTTCCGATTTTTTCTCTTCCGATTTTTTCTCTTCCGGTTTTTCGTCTTTTTTCTCGGTTTCGACAACCTCCGGCTCATCACCGGTCTTTTTGCTTAAGTTCTCATCTGTAACCTGTACGGCTTCTTCCACGATCATATCGGTTGTCATAATATTTAACCCCTCTGGCTATTGCCAGGTGCGTTATTCTCCGCTAATGGCGCGGGTGCCTGACCAGGATTAGCCGTATTCAGCGCATTGGTCATTTGCTGCTGGGCCATTTTATGTAATTCCAGACCGGTATCGATAATTCGTCCATGATTTTCATGCGCTTGTTGTAGTTGCGCTTTTTGTATTTCTGTTTGCGCCTTAATAACGGTTTTTTCCATATCTAATTGCTGCCCCGTTGTTTTTTCTTTTAATAATCCCTGCATCTGCTGTATCATGGCGGTCATCTGCTGGATTTGCTGGTCTTTCATACCGGATTGTTGCTGCACCGCTTGTAAATCAGCTATAATTGTGCGCAATTCAGATTCGGATAC